AGCTATATAAGTCGTACTCTTTAAGTATATCTAAAAAGTCACGCATAACTGTACCTCTAAGCGATGGGAAAGTTTTACGACATATAGTAACTATGTTACCTCTGTGCCTAAAACAATAGTCAAATATTATCCAAATAAGTATATTGAAAGTTTTCCCTGAACGTGAACCACCCTGTTCTATTAGTATTTTTTTATCTGACCTTGAAAACTTATAGGCGTGATTAAATACTACATTAGTTTGTACTTGGTTCATTTTCTTTTACTACTACTTCAAATAATGGTGTATCTTGGTTTATAGTTATATCTTGAGTTTCTCTTGGCTTACCATAAAAGTAATTAGCAAATAATTGAGCATACCTATAATCACCGCTTTCTAAACCTTTTTTTAACGTTACGTGAAATAAATCTTCTAATGGTGATAGTTTGTCTAATAACTGAAGTTCATCAGCTTTAGCTTTTCTACCTGCGCCATTACGTTTACCACCCCAAGCCATAATTATCTTTTTTTACCTTGCCCTCTATATTTCTTTTTCCAACCTGACTGACCTTTACTTGCATTTTTACTATGTACTCCTGGTCTACGTTTTTTAGGTCTTTCAATATATGTACTAATTAATTTCCTAGCCAACTTGAAAAAACTTGATTATTCAAATATATAATAATATTTTTTATACTTTTTTAATACTTCCATTCAGTTTCGTCTAAAAATACTTCATCTTTTATCATAGCATCTATTTGTGCAGCTATCTTTACTAAAGTGTCTTCAGGTAAATATTTTAGCTTACTTTTAATATAAGCGCTAGTATTAGACCTGTTTTTAAAATCAGGTTTTGCAAATAAGTTATCAAACCAATCCTGCATTCTTTTATTGTTATGTTCATATATTTCAAACATATTTATGGCGTGGCATAGCGTAGCACTATCCATTTTGAAACCTAGTTCATTAAATATTATTATTATATCTCTGTTACGTAGTTTGTAATAGTTCTTTAATATATGCACAAAGAAAGCCCTAGCTTCTACATATTCTATTTTCCTATTCTTTTCTAAGAAGTTTAGACCTGTTATTTTCTTTACTTCTTTTGCTATTTTATATGTTTCTAAATGTGTTTTCATAGTTCAAATGTATTAAAATATTTTTATTTGGTTTATATTCTGTTTTAATATTTGTTCACTGTTTTTGTTTAATAATATTTCATTTTGCCTTTTAGGATTAAGTTTAATGCATTCACCCCACTTACCCTGTAGATAATTTATTGCCTTTTGTTCTAACTTATCTGTCCTGTAACTTACAACCCCCCCTTTATTACCATAACGTTTGAAATCAAATAAATATTTATGATACCTAATACACCCTGTATTTTGTATATGCTGTAAAGTATAATCATAATCTTCTTTTAATTTTAATCTTGTATCAAATCTTATTGGGTTAGGTTTTGTGATTGTAAATGGTGCTGTAATCAATATATTTTCTTGGTATACTTTTGTTGCAAAAAAAGGGTTAGCTGTTGGTGGCGCGCCTGCATAATTATATTTACTATTTATAAATTGCGGCAATAACCCTTTTATTGCCTGTACTACTGTAACATATTTTTTTGTACGCTTACCTGTGAAATCATTTATTGATATAGTTTGCAGGTCATCATCAATTTGAACACATATTTTATTTTTATTAAAACAATAATCTAAAGCTGCGTTACGATTACCAATTAAGTTTCCACCCTTATATATTTTTTCAGCTCCATTTACTTTGTAATCATCAACATCTATTTGATCATTTACAAAGAATACGATATTATCCGTACCTGATGTTTCGTATATTTTTTGTATATTTTGTGGTCGCCTGTGCGATATACAAGTTAATATATAATTATATCCTGTAATACCCACCTTGATCAATTTTAACTCGTTTTAACTCATCTTTTGGCGCTTTGCATTTATACATATATTCCCTGTAATATAATACAAAACTAATACGTAAACTATCTTCAGTGAAGTTTATAAAATCAGTATTACAATGGTATTTATGTACATCAACAAATAATATATCTGTGTTGTGTAAATCTATACCTACTCCATATTCTGGCAGAATAAAATAACCGCCACTCCAATCGCCTTCGCGGTATACCACTAAATTGCCAAACCCTTCAGTAAAATCGCCTGAATCTTTATGTACTGCTGTGCGGAAATTTTTATTTACTGTTACTGTTGTAAAACTTGTATTGCCTATTACATAATTTTGGTTAGTAGCTTCTGCTATATTCTTTTGTCGTTTATAGTAAGTTGGGCAAAGTTGTTTGTATTGTTGATCAACATATTCTACAAATGGTAAACCACCTTTATATTTATCAAAGTAATTCCTAGTAAAAGCTGTTTTGCGGCAATATTTTATCATAGCGCTTTTATCCATATAACCGACTGCACCTGACTCAACGTGTTTACCTACTGTTATGTTTGAAACAGTGCCATCTTTTCTTATGCGTTTGCCACTAAACCCACTTGCTGCACCCCTGCTTTCTGTCCACTCAATACTATCTTTAAAATTATCAACGCCTGATTTTAATATATCAATAGGTATAACGTTTTTACGAAACTTAAATAATAAATTACCATACATATCATAACCATCAGCGTCTTGAGTAATTAGCGTTTTAATATATTCTTCCCCTATATGTTGTTTATGTAGGTCGTGACCTTGTTGTTCTGTTAATACTCTTTTAAATTTCTTTACTTCCATAAATTTTATTTAAGGTTTGTAATATAAAATCTGATATGTTTGCTTCTTTTAATTCTTCCTTGGTATAAGTTTTTTCCATACCTGTTTTACATAGTTTTTTAAATAATTGCCTATTTTGTTTTGTATAATACAATAGTGTACCTGTAATTTCTGTATCATCTACAGGTTCGTTGTTAGGTTCAAATTCATATTCAAATAATTTCATAATTCTATATTTATATAATAACTATCTAAATCTGTTTCTTCAGTTTCAAAATAATCGTGGTATATTTTCATAGCATACCTTACCTTATCCCTTCCGCTATTTATGAAATCTTTACTAACAGGTTGACTTAACCCTATATCGCAAGATGATTTATCTATCACTAAAAACCTAAAGTTGGGGTTATTAAATATTTCTGTATATAAATACGCTTGTACGTCATAGTGATACCAATACGCAGCTTTTTCAAACTTCTTAATATCGCTAGTTGTTTTAAGGTCTAATATATAATTTTCGTGTAACGCATCGGCTTTTGCTCTAAATGGTTTTTCTTGTACTAAACCAACTCCTGGATATTCCATTTTACAGCCTTTTAATATTTGCATAGCAGGTTCGTTACGGAATACTGCATCGGCTAAACGTTCAGCGTCTTGTTTTTCTTTTATAGTATAAACCTCTCCGTGTTCTTCTAGAGCTAATTTATATTTCTTGGTGTTTTTACTTTGTACGTCTACAAATATTTGTTTATGGAAATACTCTGGCGTTAGTACTAATAAGTGTAATAAATAACCATCTCTGAGGGCTTGTGAACTTTTATCATTTTTAGCATAAGTCATTACGTTATGATAAGTTTTAGGTGATTCTAATAATAATTTTATACTACTACTACTAAATGCGAACTTGTGCATAAAGCCATAGTAAAAGTCATCATCTAACATTTTAGACAATAGTTCTGTTTGGTTATAATATTTGCCGTCTAATAATTTTATTTCACTCATAAGTTATATCTAAGTCTAAAGGTGCGCCACAATCATACCCTTCACAATTTATATTATGTGGGTGGTTTAAATGTCCGCAAAAGTTACATTCAACATATTTCATAATACTTCATCTGTTTTATTATATACTAGTTTTATAGTTATATCTCCGCCATCGTAAGTATATATTTTATCTACTAAGGTAAATTCAAATATGAAACTAAACAAGTCAACGTTAATTTTACTACCGAACTCTGGCACAGTATCACAATCTAACCACAATACGTTTATAGTGTCGAGTAATTTATTGCCTACGTCGCTATCTCTTTCCTCGCCTAGTATCTCTGTTAAAATGTTTATCTTCATATTTTTTTAATTTTAATGCTAATTCGTTTTTTTGTTTTAACGACTCGTCTCGTTGTAATTTATATTTAACTAAACTTTTCATAGCTAAATCCCTATCGCGTTTTAATTCTATAATATGCCATTGAATATCTAAAAACGCTTCAATAACTTTTTTTAATTCGTTATTATTTTTAGCTTTTTTATTCCAATTATTTAATACTTCCAGCACTGTTGATATATTCATATCGCACTCATACTCTTTTATATAATCTAATTTTTTATATGCTTCTATTAAATCCTGCTTCATTATTAATATAACTTGCTAAACTTTCTTCTAATAAATATACTTCTTTTTCTTTTTTCTTTTTTGTCCACAGTGTAGTGTCAGGGCAATTTAGTTTATCTACTTCAGGCAGCTTAATTCTATTTAACCAAAATATATACATTCCTTGAGGGTCAAATACTAAATACAACTTATGTATGTTATCAGGCAAAGCCATAAGGTTTGCATATTTACTTTTTTCTAACATTTTAGTTTTATAGTATTTATACCTAAATTTCATTTCTATAACACATTCTTTTTTTTTGGGCGTTAATCCTTTAGCATCGAAATATTCATACTCACCTCCACACCAAGTTAGATTCCAGTTATCTAAATTTAATATTTCTACTACTGACTGTTCCCATTTATGTACTTCCTTTATATCCATTTTTGTAAACAACGTTAAGTTCGTCTACAAACTGTTGTATTCTACCGATGATATGTTCACCCCTACAAGTGCA